ATGTGTTTAGGGGGTGCCCTATTGCCCAGGGGCTTTCGCCCGCAGAATCCAGTCTTCGTGGAGATCGAGCAGATGCTCAGGCGGTATCGCATTCTGCAGCTACGCCTGGCCGCGCTTCAGCCACGGTTCGTCACCGCGGAGGGTTACTTTGCCCTTTCGCGGAGAACCTCCGTGCGCCGACCCGTTGAGAGCCTCGCCGTGGAACGCGCGGAGATCTCTACCCAGATCGGACGGATTCGGCTAATCCTCCGGGCATTGACCAAGGATGAGCGGAGGTTTATCGATCTCCGGTACTTTCAGGGGCTCCCAATGTGGCTCGTGGGCAACGAGATGCACTGGTCCCAGGCTCAGCTTTATCGATTGAGAACATCCGTGCTGGCGAAAGCCGCGTGGATACTGGGTTTGTCTCACGAAATGGGGAACACTTTTGAGAGACCAAACGCGGGTTGAGCGTGTTATGCTTGTAGTGGCCAGAGATGGCCAAGCAAAGCGACGACAATCACGACCGCCGTCCATCCCGCCTCTGCGCCAGGGAGGGCGCGTCACAAGGGCCGAAGAGGCCCTTTGTGATCTCCCGAGAGCTGATAGCGTCAGAGAACCGTCAGCCTACCGTCAGTATCCCGGCTGAGGCCTTCCCGGGTTAGCTGATCCTCTGAGAGGTGGTGACACAGTCGATGCCCCTAGGCTACTCGTTACGCTGCAAAGTCTGCAACACTCCGCTTCGCCCCCAGATCGAACGCTGGGCGACCGAGGAGGGCCTGTCCTGTCAGGCAATCTCTAAGAGGCTTAAGAGCGAGTTTGGCCTCGCCATCAGCCATAACTCCGTCTGGCAGCACATCCGCGAGCATTTCAACGTCTCCGCCGAGGTCAAGGCCCGCGCGGCTCAGAGCCTGTCCGGGAGCGAAGGCCAGTTCGAACAGGCCGTGCAGAAGCGTATCTCCGAGATCCAGATGCTCGCCGACGTGATCCGGGGCAACCACGAGCTTTACATCAAGGCCAAAGCCTGGCTTGACGAGATCGTCTCCGCGCGGGAAAGGCCTCCGGCAACCCTCGTCGAGCTCCTCTCCGTCGTGGCCTCCGAGCTCCGCCAGGCCGCGAAGCAGAAGCAGGAACTCCTCGGGGAGGATGCCATGTCTCGGCTGGCGGATGGAGTGGCCACATGGGCCGAGCTCGTGGACGCCGTGGGACAGGAACCGGCATTGCCGCCCGATGCGGCGCCAGGCGATGCCGGATGACGAAGGACGAGGCAAAAAAGATCCTAGACCGGGCGCGAAACGACCCGGTCTTTTTCGTGCGCCAGGTGCTGGGCGACGATCCGTGGGAGAAGCAGGAAGGAATCCTTCAGGCGGTCCGGGCCAACCGGCGCGTGGCGGTCCGGGCTTGTCACGGCGTCGGCAAAACGCGCGGAGCGGCGCAGGTGATCCTGTGGTTCCTTTACTGCCACCGGGATTGCAAGGTCATTACCACGGCGCCGACCTGGCAGCAGGTGGAGAACCTGCTCTGGCGCGAGATCGCGACGCTCCATAGTAAAGCCCGGTTGCCGCTGGGGGGCAAAGTGCTGACAACCCGTCTGGAGCTTGGGAAACAGTGGTTCGCCCTGGGCCTATCCACGGACAAGCCAGAACGGTTTCAGGGCTTTCACGCCGAGAATCTGCTCCTCGTGGTGGACGAGGCCTCGGGCGTAAACCAGCAGATCTTTGAGGCCGCCGAGGGTTTTCTGACCTCCCCCGGCGCGCGGCTTCTTCTCATCGGTAATCCGACCCAGCTCAGCGGTGAGTTCTACCAGGCGTTCCGCTCGCCGCTCTATAGCAAGATCCACGTTAGCGCCTTCGATTCACCGAACTTGCGGGCGGGCCGCATCGTCAGGCCGTACCTTGTCACGCCGGAGTGGGTCGAGGAGAAACGCCAGAAGTGGGGCGAGCAGAGCCCTCTTTGGTACAGCCGGGTCCTTGGCGAGTTTCCGCAACAAGGCGATGACACGCTCATCCCGCTGGCCTGGATCGAGGCGGCACAACAGCGGTGGGGCGAGACTCCCGAGACTGAGCCGAGAGAGCTAGGCGTGGACGTGGCCCGGTTCGGCTCTGACGATTCAGTCATCGTGGAGCGGGCGGGCAAGCGGGCGCGAGTTGAGACCACATTGCATGGTTGGGATACAATGGAGGTTGCCGGCGCGGTGGCCCGAATCCTGGAGCGGGCGAAAGCCGCTTGCGCCAAGGTCGATGTCATCGGTCTTGGGGCCGGAGTGGTGGATCGGCTCTCCGAACTCGGCAGGGCCGTGGTCGGCATGGACGCTGGCCGGCCCGCCGAGGACGCCGAGCACTACGCGAACGCCAGGGCGGAATGGTATTGGAGCCTCCGCGAGCGGTTTCAGAATGGCGACATAGCGATCCCGCCGGAAGATGACGAGCTGGCCTCGCAGTTAGCCAGCTTGAAGTTTAAGTACGACTCGCGTGGGCGAATTCGCATCGAGGGTAAGTACGAGATGCGCGCCCGGGGGATCCCTTCCCCAGACCGAGCCGACGCACTTATGCTGGCTTTCGCTTCCGCATCAGACCTGCCCCCGCCCAATCTGACGCCCATTTCGATTGAAGGCGAATCCATCTGGAGGTGACGCCACGTGGCCGAGGAGCTCACACGCAAGGAGCTGTTTACGGAACTCGGCTCGACCGGCCTATCACGTTTCGGTGGCTACGTGGCAGAGGAGTGGCTGGCCGACCTGCAGGGAACTCGGGGGGTCCGGGTCTACAAGGAGATGCGGGACTCAGATCCCGTCATCGGCGCGATCCTCTTTGCCATCGAAATGCTCTGTCGGCAGGCGGACTGGCGGGTAGATCCGGCGGGGAACGTCCAGGAGAGCATAGAGGCCGCGCGGTTCCTCCAGTCTTGCCTCGACGACATGAGCATGAGCTGGCGGGACGTGGTGAACGAAGCACTCTCCATGCTTGTCTTCGGGTGGTCGTGGCATGAGATAATCTACAAGCGCCGTCTCGGTCCTAAGGGTGACCCGCCGAGCAAGTTCGACGACGGGAAGATCGGATGGCGCAAGATCCCGATTAGGGCGCAGGAAACGCTCGTGGAGTGGGAGTTCGACGACTCAGGCGGCATCAAGGCGATGAAGCAGAGCGCGCCGCCGGACTATCAGATCCGGCGCGTGCCAATCGAGAAGAGCCTACTCTTCCGGGTGCGGTCAAGGAAAGGCAATCCTGAGGGGATTTCCCTTCTGCGCAACGCCTATCGTCCGTGGAAATTCAAGCGGCAAATCGAGGCCATCGAGGGCATCGGCATAGAGCGGGATTTGGCCGGGCTGCCCGTCGCTTGGGTGCCGCCGAATATCGCGAGTCCGGCGACCGCCGAGGAAAGGGCCTCGCTTGAAGCGTACAAAAGGCTCGTCACCAACATTCGCCGCGACCAACAGGAAGGCATCGTGATGCCGCTAGCCTATGATAGAGACGGCAAGAATAAACTCTACGACCTGACGCTTTTGACCACCGGCGGGCGGCGCCAGTTTGACACCAATGCGGCTATCGAACGCTATGATTCCCGTATCGCTCAAACGGTTATGGCTGACTTCATTCTCCTTGGCACGCAAAAGGTCGGCAGCTTTGCCCTCTCGTCTAATAAGACTCATCTCTTTGCCGTGGCCATCGGGGCGGTCCTGGACGAGATCGAGGAGGTCATGAATACCCACGCCATCCCTCGGCTCTTCGCCCTGAACGGCATGGATCTTCAGGAACTTCCGAAGCTCCGCCATGGCGACATCGAGGATATGGACCTGGAGGAGCTCGGCAAGTACATTACCGCCTTGTCCGGCGCCGGGATGCCCTTGTTCCCGAACTCGGCCCTGGAGAAGGCGCTCCTACAGGCGGCGCACCTCCCGACTGAGGGGGTGGAGGAGAGTGCGTAGATTCGTGGCCGTGCCGGTGGCGAAGGCCAAGACGTCTTCGCGGGCCGTTCTCTTGACCGGCTGGGCGCGGAGATACAGGCTGGCCGATGCGGCCATGGTGGACTTCCAGAAGATCTTCCTGCAGGCCGTGGCCGAGACGCAAGGCGCCCTGATCCTCTCTCGAGTGGAGGAAGCGCTGGCCAAGAACGATGTTGCCGGGGCCGAGGCGGCGATAGACTGGCAGCAGTTCGAGCGGGAACTCGGCGCGTTGCAAAACCCGGTCCACGATCTTATGACCGAGTCCGGCAAGTTGGCGACCGAGGACCTGAACAAGCTGGGATTTAAGCTCCTCTTCGACATCATCAACCCCCGAGCCGTAGCGTGGGCAAGAGATCGCGTCGGCAACCTGATCCGCGAGGTCTCGGAGGGGACTAGGCAGGCCATCCGTCAGCTTATCGCCGCGGCGCTCGAACGAGGCGGGCATCCATACGATACCGCCCGCAGGATCCGTCAGTACATCGGCCTGACCGAACGACAGATGCGGGCTTTAGACAACTACTGGGAGCGGCTCTCGATTGAGGGCCTGCCCGCCAGGCGCGTAGACGAGATGGTGGATGCCTACGCGCGCCGCTTGCTCAGGGACCGGGCTAAGCTCATCGCCCGGACCGAGACGATCCAAGCAGCGGCTGAAGGGGCGAGGGAGTCCTGGCGCCAGGCGGTGGATGCGGGACTGCTGCGGGAGGACGAATGGGAGCGGGAGTGGATCACCACCGAGGACGACCGGACTTGCGAGGTATGCCTTGCTATGGACGGTAAACGCGCGCCGATCAACGGCGCATATGAGAACGGGTCAGGCGGGCCGACATTGCATCCGGCATGTAGGTGTACAGAAGGACTGCGGAGGAAAGAAGTTTAGTTGTTACGCGAACGATTCGCGAACTGTACACAGAACGTCCGGCAAACGTTTGCGTGACATTCGCGTTACGTTCGCGTGACGTACGCGTAACGTAACGCCGCTACCGTACCTAACCGTACCTAACCATATATAGATGTATATACGCACTCTTGATCACCTGGAGGCGATCGAGGGCGTGTTACCACAAAACTATTAATTAGTGGGGGGGGCAAGCCAATAGAGCCACATGTTAGATTTTATCTTGATGTAAAAAACCACCCTATAGCCGCGTATATTCTTTGCATACTAGCACGCCTAAGGTTGATTTCAGTTATTGTGGCGTGGCGCATCTATTGTTGGCTAGTCGGACACAGCATTAAGGTTGTTGTTCTGAAGTCGAGTTTGGGAGGGCCTCGGATATGCCGAGCCGGGAATACCTCGAAACTCTTCTTGAAAAGGCGAAGGAATATCTCCCCAAGTGGTTGATGGATCAGCTCCACAAGGCGTCTATGCCCATCGCCGGCGGGAAAGCCCGCTGGCGCGAGCCGGAGGAGCCGAGCTTTCTGGAGAAGATGGCCCTCTCCGAGATGCGGCCTGACAAGCTCAAAGACGCGCCGGACGATGAGATCCGCATGGCATGGCTTAGGCTCAACCAATGGCTATCCAGCGCCAAAAAGCGCGGGGATGCCGTCGAGCCTATAATCAATGCGGCTGTTTGGGTGCTTGATGAATTCGAGCGGCGCGGGTTCCATTACGATCCCGAAAGCGACTTGGCCCAGGAAGCCAGGAAGCTCCGGGATGTAAAAAAGTCGGAGAGTCTTGAAGCGAAACTGGCGGGTCTGCCCCAGGAGGTCATGGTGGTTCCTAATTTCGTTTGCGTGGTAGGTTCCGCCGCGGCGGGCAAGGAGAATCCGGGTGATATCGATGTGCTGTTCCGGGCTAACCGCGACGAGAAGGGTGAAAATTTCTTAATCCAAGCCGACAATGTCTGGCTGCCGGTGAGAAAAGCACTAGACCCGGAGAAGAAAGGAATACTCCATTTTATCGATTCGCCGCAGGGGAGCCATGCCGATTTCGTGCCCTGCTATTCCCTGGTGCTCCGACGCGAGGAGCCGAAGCGGCAAGTGGTAAAGAGTGAGGCGGTCAAGCTCGATCTCGGCTGTGACAATGCTAAGCCCGAAGGCTACGTGGGGCTGGACATAAAGCCCGGCCCTCAGACCGATGTAGTTTGTGACCTGGAGCAAGGCATCCCCTACCCTGACAACAGCGCCGACGAGATCCGGGCGAATCACGTTTTGGAACATCTGGCAGACAAAGAGAAGACCATGGCTGAGATTTGGCGCGTGCTCAAGCCCGGTGGCAGGTTCGTCTTCGAGGTGCCGAGCACGAAGGGTGAAGGAGCCTTCAACCATCCTGATCACAAGAGTTTTTGGAACGAGTCGAGCTTCGTCTTTTGGACACAGGACGACCTACTCGAAGGCCGCCCCAAGTTTGAAGTTGAGAAGCTGGAGGAAATCAAAAACGGGGATTTAGTCTACGTTCGGGGCGTGCTACGGAAGCCGGAAGACGTTGAAAAAGCCGAAGTAAAGCCCATAATGCACTTTGAAATGCCCAAGCCGGCTATGAAGCACTATGCCCAGACAGAGGCATTTAAGCCGGAAGAGATCTGGCCGTGGGTGGAAGAGCACCTGAAGGGCGGCGTAGTGTCCGAGCAAAAACTGAACGGATTCCGTTCCGCCGTCCAGAAGGCCGGGGATAAGGTGAGCATCTTCTTTGAAGATGCGCAAGAGGAACGGAGCAACCAACTAACACAAGTAGTGGAAGCGCTGAAAAAGATCAATGCCGACTTCATTTTGGATGCCAATGTCGGGGTGGATCAGAATGGTAAAACCTGGCCGCGCATCAAGCTGATGACCCTGACCGCCGACAGGCCGGAGCTGCCCGAAGGGGCCTATCCCAAAGTAACCGTCTTCGATATCATCTATTGGAACGAAGACTTGCACACCTTGCCCTTCAGCGATAGACGGGAGAAGCTGGAGGAATTCTACAACCGTTACCTAAAAGACAACAAGCTCTTCGCCATCACAAGCCAGGTGCAGATAAAGTCCAAGCAGGATCTGGAACGGGCCTGGAGAGAGCAAGGGGTAAAAGTCCCGCTCTCGGAAGGCATAGTCTTGAAGGACCTATCCTCCCCGTACACCCTCGGCCCGAGCACCGATGCCCTGGCCAAAGTCAAGAAAATGGTCGAGGTCAAAGCGATTATCTTAGGCGTCAAGACCAACCAAAATGGGACATACGGGTTCCGGGGTGGATTGCTGCCCGGAGTCTCGGACTATACTAACAAGGCAGAGTTTCGCGGGAAAGAGTATATCGACCTTGGCTGGTCCTTTAACGCTCCCTTTAAGGCCGAGCCCGGGGACGTGGTCACTTTCGAGGTCGAAGAAATCATCCCGCAAGATGACGGCTCCCTCGCCTGGCTAGGGGCAAAGCCGGTCGATGTGGATAAGACCAGGGCCGAGCCGTACTATGCTAACCAGGTAGTGGATATAGCCCGGAGAGGCGGGATCCTGCAGAAGGCTGCTCCGCAGGTGCCGAGCACTGGCCCTACAAATGCCCGGATCGCTTTTGTCGGCGCATCCCCTGGCGCCGTGGAGGCGGCAAGGAGAGAGCCCTTTGTGGGCCCTTCCGGCGAGACATTCAAGGGAAAGTACCTGACACCCCTCGGCCTGCGTCGCGACGAGGTCTTCCTTACTAACGCAGTCCCTCTCTACCTGACCGATGACAAGGGCCGGGTGAGGGAACCAACAACCGATGAGATTGCCGAATGGCGCGACTGGCTCATGGCCGAACTCGACCGCGCCGGGCCGCGAATCGTGGTGGCCCTCGGGCAAAAGGCAAAGTCCGCTCTGGGAGACCGGGCGGATTTTGTTTTGCCGCATCCGATGGCGATTAGGCGGTTCGGGGACAGCGGCGAACTTGACCGGAAGCTCAAGCAGATCAAGCGGGCTCTGGAGGCGGTTCGCAAGGAGGACGAAGAAGGCGAT